CTCACTGAGGGCACACTCAAACCTTCCGCAAATATGGGGCTACAGATAAGCTCCACATAGGCTTAGTGAGCCGTGGTGTGATGGGTTTCCTTCACCCCTGCACGCGGATCGACCTTCTGCTCGCCAGCTTTGGGCTTAACCCTTGTCTGACCTTCCGCAGAGCCTTTCGCTTCGCTGGCCTTCGCCTCGCGGGCCTTTTTAAGATTAGCCCCCTTTGGCTTGGCCTTCACCTCTTCGCTCTCGGCCTTAGCACCAAACATGGCCTTGAGATCAAGAGCCTTCGTGGTCTTGGCCGCACCGGCGCGCTCATTGAGATTGGCTTGTGCCTTCGCAATGAGATCCGGGTTAGCCTCAAGCACGTCCTTCGCAGCGGTGGTAATCTCGGAAGCCTTGTACGCTCCGATCTTCTGGCCACTGTGCCGGATAAGATCCTTGACCATCTCCTTGGCCATTCGCAGTGCTTCCATCTGCACCGCACCGTCGACTTTGACCGCACTGCGAGCGCCTTTAAGCTTAATCGAGCCTTTCAGGATCTCCTGAACATTGGCCCTAGCTTGTTTGCGCACCGCGTCCTTGGCCTTCTCGGCGTCTGTGCCTTCGAGCTTGGTGATGCCGGGGAGAAGCTTTGACATCCCCACGGAGTTCACGATAGCTTCCAAGCCTTGCTGGAAGATATACCGATACATTTCAAGCGGAACTGCATCAGCGTCTTCCAAGGTCACATGACCACAGCCACCCTTTAGTGGGATGACGAAGGTTTTGATGACCTCTTCCGCATTGCCTGCTTCGTTCTGTTCAACCGTTACATCAGTCATAGGTGTACAATCCTTCACTAACATCTCTGGGTTCGAGAGACTATCGAATACAGCATAGGGCAAACCCTTCCCTGACCCGATCTCTGCTCTCACCGCTAAGGGCTGGTAAGGTTTCCCTGCCAGCCGTAAGAGCGTTTAGCTCATGGATATGGGCCAAATATGGGCCAAATATGGGCTCAGCGATAAGTTAGTTAGTCTTGGCTGATATGCTCAACCACCAGACAAATATCCCAATCCCCAACACATCAATCACCGCCCCAAACCAGTACATCGCTTCCCCTCCCATGCCCTATAAATCTCACGGTTCAATTGATAATTCACGGCTGACAGCTTATGTCCCCAACGCCACCAATCTAGCCATGTCCATTTGATTGCGTAGATATGCTCACGCATGACGCTTCGCCTCCCTGCGTTGTTGCTTAATCCCTTCCCTGCGCCATGCCCGATAGCTTTTCGCCAGTCTAGGCATAATCGGATGCGCATGCTTCTCCCAATGCCAAACCGGCTGGCGCAGATGAATGCCTCGACATTGAGCATTGGCACGCATCTGTTCAAGGATGGTTGGGTGTCCATGACGATCACTCATGGCCGAAACCTATTCCGCCAAACCCTTGCCTGATACTCAACCCCATCAGGCAACCCTCTCGTCTCGCTCGCCTCTTCCGCGCTATAAAACGCAGCCTCCCCATCCTTATTGCTCCACTCCGCAATCCCATTCCCAAGATGCGTCATCGCTCTCGCATATGCCCACGGATCACTTGCCTCACTCTCCGCATAAGCCCTCGCTGCACGGTGCATCACTGTTTGATCAAGCTTGCTGCCCATATCCTATCTCCCTTGGTTGCATCGCCCACCTTCCTACGCCCCAATTGCGGCCGAATTGTGTCCGTGCCGATCACAATCGTGTGATGCCCCCCTGCACACTCCATCATCCCACAATCTCTACACAGTCAACCATCGCATCGCAATCAAAGAACTGCCTCTTGACACTCTCAAGACTATCCCAAGTGATATCAAACTCGCCAACCTTTGGATGCAGTCTAATCGCACTAGCCCAATCCTCAGCCTCTACAACCATCATACTCAGGTCATGTTCAAACCAATCAATATACCCAACCGCCCAGCGCTTCATCATACTCTCTCCCTGCTGAATTCCCATTATCCTCCAAGTATATCACACAAACCTCCCCATGTCAACCATTTAATCCCGTTTCCCATTCTAATGTTCCCCTAAATACCTCCTAGCACGGCGCTAGTAATGTAGGACATCGAAACCCATGGCACATAGCTCCAGGTAGCCTAAGCCCGTAGGTCGTATATATATAGCGTTGTAGGTACCTAGACATAGGCCCTTGGAATGGGTGTGCCACGGGGTCGAGAGGCGTACATTACTACCGCTCCACTAGGAGGTATTTGAGGGAATATTAGATTGGGGAATGCAGGTGATGAGGGTTGATAGGGAATGAGTGGAGTAAATTGGGCACCTGGCTTGGGCGTTCACAGTCTGTTCTCTGTTGTGCAGCGCAGCATCATCACGATGTTGTGATTTGCAATTGGCCGTCGATCTGTCATTCTGCGCCCGTCGCAATCAGGCGGCCCGACCCGGACACAAGCCGTGTCTAGTGTTATCCACACAATGGAGCTAACTCACATGACCATCCTCCCCAACCTTGCCCAAGAAAACGCAGCCCTCCTCGCCAAGCTGGAGGCAATGCAAGCCCTCCTCGCCGCTGCATCCAAGCCCAAGGCGATCTCGATGAAAGTCACCGCAGCCAAGCTGGACGAGAAGTCCGGCGAGATGAAGGGCTCGACTGGCGCGATCTCTATCTACGGCCTTGGTCGCTTCCCTGTGACCCTGTATCGCTCACAGCTTGAGCAATTCATCGCTGCCGTTCCCCAGATCAAGGCATTCATCTCAGCCAACGAGCACCTGCTCGCTACCAAGTAGCACCACGCTGCACTGCACCATCCCTAACCCGCTACCTCTCAGGCCCTCCGCCCAAGTCGGGTGGGGGGCCAAAATTCGTCGCTCGCGCCGGGCCCAGTATGCCTCAGAGCAAACTATATATTTTTTGAGCCTCCACCATATAAATTATTTTCATAGACGAGACTAGTGGATTGCAGGGGCAACTGTGGTTGGCGGAGGTTTATTTGTGTTGACAAGAGTGTTGAAAACTGATATACTGAAAGGACTTGGAGAAGATGAGATCCCACATGTCAGATACAGCGGTGTTTGATCGGACTCGTGCCGGTGAGCCTTGCAGGTTCCGAAAGCTTCAGCATAGGAAAGAAGCTCGCAAGCTTAAGAGATATGATTTTGATCCGGACGTTGTGAGGCCGCCGAGAAAGCTGTTTGATCCAACTGCGAAGTATCGAAAGCCCTACTTGGCGAAATAGGAGAGTGTTGTGAAACCGACCCTGCATAGAGGGAAGCTAGCTCGAACGCCGAAGGTAATCTCAGTGAGGCCACTCACGCGGGATGATTTGGCGTGTTTGCAAGCGCCCAGGGCTCCGCAGGGTAGGGTGAAGCAGTTTCGGAATACGCATCATCGGTTGGCGAAGTTGTTCGCGGGTGGATTGAGCCGGGTGCAGATCAGCGAGATCACCGGGTTGAGCTATACGCGGTTGATGACGTATCACAACGATCCCGCGTTCGGGGAACTGATTGCGCAGTATCAACCCGAGGCGGATGCTCAACATGAGCAGGAGATTGATGAATACCGCAGTCTCAAGCTTGAGAACATGCTCAAGGCTGAGCGACAACTCGGCGAACACCTGGACCTGGCCGATGATAAGGAAGAACTCCTTCCCATCAACGCGCTCCTGGCGATCTCCTCCGACGGCGCAGACCGGCTTGGCTACGGCAAGCAATCCCGCCAGACCAACGAGGTCTTCGACTTCGCCAAGATCCTCGAAGCCCAAATGGCTCGCATGGGCAAAGCTACCGTGATTGACGCAGTGGGACATCACACCGCGTCAGGGTTGGAGGAGAAAGGTCTTGTCCCCGAGTCTCCTCCAACCCAACCATACGCTGCGAAAGCGGGTCTTCGCAGGCGTATCTAAAGGGAGGGAAGTCAATGCGCAGGGTAGTGAGGTCGGGCCACATTTCCCTTGCAGCGGGTTTCCCTCCTTTTAGTATTGGGGTGTGCCCGAGCCCCTTCATTGTGAAGGTGAGGGTCTAGCATGGACGATCGCCTTGCCCAATGGTTGATTGAGGTCCGAGATGATCCGTATGCATTCGTGATGGGCGCGTTTCCCTGGGGACAGGTGGGGACACAGTTGGAAGGGTACGATGGACCAATGCCTTGGGCAATCGCCTTGATGGGCCGGATCAAAGCCGGCCTAACCACCATCGACGAAGCTATCATGGAAGCAGTCGCGTCCGGTCACGGCATTGCCAAGTCAACCACCGTTGCCCAACTCATCCTCTGGGCCTTCATGACCTTCCCGGACACCCGCGGGGTTGTCACCGCCAACACCGAACCCCAGCTCAAAACCAAAACCTGGGCCGAGCTCGGTAAATGGTTCAACCTCTGCTGGTTCGCTCGGGAATACTTCACCCTCACCGCAACCGCACTCCTCTCCAAAGACAAAACCCGCGAACGAACCTGGCGGATCGATATGATCCCATGGTCCAAGACCAACCCGCAAGCCTTCGCGGGTCTCCACAACAAAGGCAAGCGAATGCTTCTAGTCTTCGACGAAGCCTCTGAAATCGAAGACATCATCTGGGAAACAGCCGAAGGCGCGTTCTCCGATCTCGCTACCCAACTCATCTGGTTAGTCTTCGGCAACCCAACCCGGAACTTCGGCCGGTTCAGGGAATGCTTCGACGGTGGCAAACATCATTCCTTCTGGCACACAACCCAGATCGACTCCCGCGAAGTTCCAATCACCAACAAGAAACGCATTGAACACCTGATCAGTGTCTACAGTCTTGACTCAGACTACACCCGAGTCCGTATCCTCGGCCAGTTCCCGCGCCTTGGTCTCATGGAGTTCTTCTCCGCGTTCGATATTGACGCTGCGATGTCCACAGAACGAGAGGTTTACGTAGATGCCCTCACCCCCCTTGCCATTGGAGTGGATGTTGCGAGATATGGACGAAATAATTCGGTTATATTTCCCCGGAAGGGTCGTGATGCTCGTACCCTCGAGCGGAAAATCTTCTCCGGCATGGACACCGTCGCCCTCGCCAACCAAATCCACGATGCCTGGACAACCTGGCGCCCAGACGGAATCTTCATCGACGGTGGCGGTGTCGGTGGCGGAGTCGTCGACAACTGTCGAGCCAAAGCCCTCTACGTCACCGAAATCCAATTCGGCGCAAAGGACTCCATCACCGGCCTAATCAACAACACCTCTGGCGAGAAATACGCCAACATGCGCGCAGCCATGTACGGAGCCTGCCGCGCTTGGCTTCGAACCGGTATGCTCCCCTACGACGCCAATCTCCGCACCGCGATGTTGGCAATCAAATACACCATCAAAGAATCCACCGGTGAGATCATCCTCACGCCAAAAGAAGACATCCTCAACGACCATCCAGACATCGATCTCGATTCCCTCGATGGCCTTTGCCTGACCTTCGGCGGACCGTTGGTGCCCAATCAGCTTGCAGGAGGTGATAGACAGCATGCACCACTCCACGTAAGCGAATACAACCCATTCGATCCCGCCTTCATGGAAGGTCAAACCGAATACTCCATGACCCGATCATCCAGTCCACAATGGGACCCCTACAAAGGAGAAGCCGCGTGACTTGCCCAGAGTGTAACGCAGAAATGAAATCGCTTGGTGATTGGCCTGATTACCATGACAACGAAAAAGTCAAAGAAACATTCGTTTGTGAGGCTTGCAAGAAGTCCACGGAACCTTATGTCACCATCCGCAAGGAGATTGCAGCATGACCAACGTCCGCTACAAACTCACATCCGACATCTATATGCCGCTCGACGGTCAATGGTCCATAGTTGGTGCAGGCACGGTCTTCGACGATCTCCCAAATGTAACCTACGCTGCTGGTCACGCAACCATCCTATCCCCAGGCGAACCCGCCGGACCACTCGGTCCCCACAACCGCGCTACCTCAGTCCGCAACGTAGTCAGGCATTGAGGAATTTATCGATGGCCCCATATTTGCTAAGGATCCACCCGTGACCCCATCCACTCCACAGCAAGCTGTGCCACAATTGCCGAATGCCCCGCCACCCCCGCCGGTGATTGCGCAGAATCCGGCCGGGCAGAAGCCGGGAAGGAAATCCGCGACCCCGTCGTTCCTCAATTCGAGCGCCCTACCAAGCCCAAGCATGGAATCTGGCGGGAAAAAACTGGTAGGACAATAACATGTCCCAATGGGAACATCAAGCGGTTGAAATTATATACAACAAGCTTTCGAGCTCTATCAATGAAATCGGCCTTGCTGGGTGGGAGCTAGTTCAGGTTGGGTTACCTTATCAACATATACCAACAGATGAGAATATGACGCACTATCATGTTGTATGGTTCAAGCGAAGGATCGAATAATGCCCCAAGCTCCACTCCTTCCGCCCGATGAAATGGCACAAGCCCAAGCAGGCGTTGGAATGAACCCAGTCAACTTCCTCATCGCCGCATCCGACATGCAGAAATCCGGCCAACTCTCCGCACCCGTTCCAGTAGGCAAAGACCTCCAAACAGGCAAAGCCAATCATTCCCGCAAACACATTCAGGTGTTGAAATGACCTACCTCGACGAACTCAAACTCGCCGCGGGCTTCATTGTTGGATTAGCCATCCTCTGGCTCTTGGTTTGGTAATCCAGTGAAACTCTTTGAGCATAGGATAGAGATTATTCCATTTAAAGGCCCCAACAATTGGCTGGCTGTAATAAATCGGCTTGGCCTTGAAGGCTGGAAGCTCGTTGATATAAAGCACGGCGGAACAGAATCAATCGCTACGCTTGTGCGTGAGATCGCTAAATGAATGCACTGACAACTAATCCCTTTAGCGGCCTCTACTCGGAATATGTCACCGAGCAGGATATGCTTTTGAGGAAGTTCCAACAGGGGCGGTTGCTAGGCCTTCGTAATAACCGCTACTCATGGTGGACTCATGCTAGAGAGTTGGCCGACTTCATCCTACCTCGGAGATACAAATGGCTGATAACCCAAAACCAACAATCCCGCGGCAGCCCGATCAACCAACACATCCTCGACTCAACCGGAACAATCGCAGCCCGCAACCTATCCGCCGGAATGATGTCGGGGATATCTTCCCCTACTCGACCTTGGTTCAAACTAAAGATTGGACGTTTAGACTCCACGCAAACGAGCCCCACCTCCTTGTGGTTGGCTGAATGCGAACGCTTGATGTATCTTGTCCTCGCCGAATCCAACTTCTACACCGCGATGGCGATCTTCTACTTCGATCTCGTTGTCTTCGGCACAGCTGTCACCCTCGTCTACGAAGACTTCGACAATGTCATCAACTGCATCAACCCGGCCTTCGGCGAATACTACGTCGACATCGACGGTAAATACCGCCCAGTCGTCTTCTATCGCGAGTTCACCTACACCGTTGCCCAAGTCGTCGACGAGTTCGGCTACGAAAACACCTCTCCGCAAATCCGCCAATTCTACGATCTCCAAGACGGCGCCAACCTAACTCGCGAGGTCATTATCGCTCATGCAATCGAACCGAACACCGACGCGAAGCGCTATGGCAT